TAATATCAGAAAGAGCAGCAGCCATGCCAGCAGATATTCCAGCACTTCCTAAGCTACCTAAAGCCCCGATCATCGCATTTCTGCTATTTGCCGATCTTTGCATTCTTGCTTGGTCTCCTTGAAAAGCCCTATTTAATCCTGCTTGCTCTGCCCCAAATAAATCTAAACCGCTTCTTTGCGCTCCAAAATCGCCAAAACCAACACCCCCGACTTGTTGTTGTCCAAGTAAAGAAGATATTTCATTAAATCTTGCTGCTCTTTGAGCCTCTGCGGTTTGCACAGAATTAAAAGATAGTTCTTGTAATTGTCTGCCTTGCGACTCCTCTAACCTGTTCAATTCCTTATTAAAAGCCTCACTTCCTCTTGGTATTCCTTGATCTGCTAATTGTTGCTCTAATCGCTCCCTGTCTTGTTGAAATTGCGGGGCTAGCAACTCCCTGCCTTGCTCAAATCTAGCCGAGGGGTCTGTTGATGGTAATTCACCGCCTAATTGACCACTTAAACCAGCGGCTAGGGCTTCTTGCCTTAGTCTTTGATCTTTTGTAAAATCAGACTCTTCAAGTCTGATTGTGTTTGTTAGTGGATCAAATTTTTGACTACCTAAAGCAGTTTCAATATTGGGATTATTAAGAAGTAAGTCTTTTTGCTGCTCTGTCGATAAATTTCTAAATAAGTTAGCTGTTGTTATTTGCTCTCTAGTTAAATTAGATAATCCTTGAGCTGCCCTTGATCTATTAAATGAATCAATAGATGATTCAGTGAAACCTAAAGGATCAAATCCTATTGGACTAATGCCTATAGATGCTAATTGGTCTCCTCCGGGTAATGAAGATACAACACCACCTACAGCCTTTTTAAGACTACTACCAAATCCCATATGAATTACAAAATATTATTAATATTAACACTATAATCAGTTCTATACCAGTCTAATTGTTGACCACTTAAACTAACTTTAATTCTCATTCCTATCGCTACACCTTCGCCACTTCCTATTACAAGCTCGTTTCTTATTCTATTTGCCGGCGACCAAGGCGAACCCCAAGGAGAACCCCAAGGGGTGCCACTTGATACCGATGATACATCTTGAGTAACTTTGTTTTGTCCATAATCAAAGCTTGTTGTTGTATTTAAAGCAACATTGCCATCTACGCTAATTACATTTCTGTAAGAATTAATAACCTTTTCTTGCGGCGTTCCTAAGTCGCTATAAGCAGCTTGAACATCACAGACAATGAATTCTCCATTATCGCTTAAACCGTCATCAGCTTTCATAATTTTAGTTGACTCGCCAAAATATAAGCTATCATTGTATAAGCCCCAAGTCCTGGCATTCATGCCTGAAAATTTGGTTGCTGCTCCTGTTACTGTGTTTATGACATATTGATTATAAGTAGTATTTGTTGCAACTGGCACATTAAATAAAAGCCAGCCACCAATAGAAGCCTTTGGATATGTTGCTATTTCCCAACCATAATTTGATTGATAAGCGTTAATATCATCAATAGCCGCTCCACTTAATTTAGTGTCATTTATCTTATTACCGCCAGCTTGAAAAACTTGCGAAAAAAAGATAAAATCTTGAGTTGTGATAATGGCTACATCTCCGCCTACTTTTGCGATTCCTCTAACTGAAAGAGGTGAGCCAATTTTAAATATACCTACCAAAGACCAATTAGTGGCGTCTCCTGGATCAGAACCATGATATAAAACACAAACCCCACTACTCATAACAAACAAAGCGTAGTCATCAACACCATCGCCGCCATCGTGATTCCAGGTAGCCATAGCAATTAGATTACCACCAGATGCAGCAACTCTTGATAAAGGGAATTTAGTAAAAGTGCCACCAATCGCATTTGTTGCACCATACCAAAAATCTTGACTATCTGTACTCCAAGCATACACTCTATTTTTATGAATATTAACACCATCTAATTCTGTAACAGTTAAACCACTTCCGCTAATTGTGGAATTGCTTAAGGTTGAGCCATCGTAAACTTGTGGAGTATCAGCACCATTAACTAATAGCATATTGCCATTGAAATTGGCAGTCTGCCACCTTGCATTAGTAAAGCCATTGCCTAGATTACTTATGCTTAATGGGTTTGTAACATCGTTTATTTCATCAGAATTAGCACAAATAAACTTCCTTATTGATCCTGCGTTAAATTCTGCTAAAGTTTCGACATTACCAGTTAATCCAGTTGCGTATTCAGTAAATCCTTTTCTTGTCGTTACCTTGCCTTGACTTGGAAACCAATTTACCATAATAGGGGCGTCGGTTGCTTCCATAGCACTTTCAGCATCTCTAGTATTTAAGCCGCCAAAAGGACTTGAGACATTAGCTCTTTGAGCTTGCCCCGATCGCTCCCTTTCTATACCTAAATATTGTCTTTGTGTAAATACAGTCATTATGGCGTTATTCTACTAGGTAATCTTATTATTTCAGTATTATAGCCACTAAAGCTATTGTGATAAATTGTTTCTTTACTAGAGTTAGCCGATATCCTTTCAGCCAAAGCCAAGTCTCTTTCTCTTTGCTTCTCAGCGTAAGGCCTACCTTGCATATTTAACAATCGCCAAGTTGCATCTAATCTTACAATATAATCATCAATATTAGGCGTATCATCATCAGCCAGCCAGTCAGTTTGCCCACTACCTCCCGAGCTATCCACAACATAACTTGAAATATATTCAAATATATAATTATCAGTTGCTGTTGGAGTCGGGTAAATAAGGATCTCATTATTTCTTATTCTATAGCGTTCTTCAATAGATCCGCTATTAACGTTGTTATTTAAAAACCGCCAATCTCTAGCGGTTGTAGTGCCTACCATCTCTCTATTAGAAGATGTATTCCAGAAGGTTCGATTTATGAAGCGATCAAAGTCAGTTGGTAAAGAATAATTGTTTTGAGACACAACCCCTGCAAAGGTATATTCTTTTTGTAATTCTTGCCACTCATAGGAGCGTGCAAGGTCTTTAATTGAGATTTTAAGGGCTTGTAACACCTGTTTTGCGCTATCTTGATTATTACCGATGATAGTTGTAGGTATTGAACTTGCCTTAGTCTCTTTTAAAATGTCTTGTGCAAGGGTTAAGAGTGTCATTATTCTTTATTTTCTGCGAAAGTTTCTGTATTTAAAGCTTCTACTATCGGCTTATTTTCTGATTTAACTCTTTTTTTTGGAGTTGGTTTTAAAGCTTCTTTTTTAGCTAAAAACTTGTCATAAGCTCTTTTAAATAATTCTTTTTCATCTCTAAAAATAACTTCTTTTTCTGGAGTGATAATTTTTCTTTCTTTAGTTGGTTGGCAATAATGAGTATTTCTATCGTTGCCACTAATTATATTAGTATATAAAACTATTTTCTTTGTGCCGTCTTTTAATTCCTTAAATTTTTCTTCAAAGAATATCTTGTTGCCGTTGTAATTTTCAGCTTCACTTTCTGTTAATTTAACTAAATCAGTCATAAAATTTTTTTATATTAATTAGAATTAGGGGGCTTTTTACACCCCCTAAATAAAAAGCTTAAGCAGCTTCGCCATTATCCACAAATGGATTAACGATATCAGCTTCAGCAAGCCCAGTTGATGGAGTATCAAGAGCAGAAGCAGTTTTGGCATAGCCTTTGACTCTATCGCCAGCAACAACCGCATCATCTAAAGAGCCAGCAGTTGCAGTTAAGTATAGAGAAGCGTTATCAGCTAAAGAGGCAAGCCCTTTAATAACAGCTTTACCTTTAACTTGATACCAGCCATATTGGCTAGCAACATTAGCAGACATAGCAACAGCAAGATAGCCAACATCATTAGCAGTTGCCAAAGAAGTTGAGAAGTCATCTTGATCTATCAAAGCAACACTACCAACAACGGTAGAAGCTACACCTTTTAAATAGATAAACTCACCAACACCATAGGCAGTTGAAGCCACATCTTTAGCCTCAACTCTAGTGCCTAGTGGTAGTTTTTGAGTTGTTGAAGTCTCATCTATCGCTTGAGGTATGATAGTTTGAGAAGTTGAAGCAAATTTAGACATAATGTAAAATATTTAAAATTAAAAAAACTAAGCAGTCATAACGCCGTGAACCTTAGAATTATCTATGGTCATATTACCAGTGAATGTAAGTGCTTTAACATCTACACCTTGATTTACTGGACGGTTTGAACCTGACACTGCAAAGAAATCCCCTAAATGTTTTAAGAATACATGTTTTGTATTAATAAAATAAATATGAGCTGCTGGACATTGCGGATCATATATGATAGTTGAAGATTTATATTTCAAATTATCAAAACCCAAAGCAGCAGTTTTTTCACTGGAGAATCTTTGGTTAGTTTGAAGTGAATCTTCATAATAGCCAAAATAAGTATCATCAGCAGATAATAAATCAGGTAATTCTCCTACTTGTGATTGACATCTTCTATAAAGAGTATTCATAGCAGATTGAATTTCAGAAGAGCTAGGAGTAACAGACTCAGCAGCAAAACTATAAAGTTGGTTTCTCCAGAAGCTGTAATTAGCACGATTAATGTTACCGACTGTTCCAGTTGTTGGATCGTCAGCAATTAAAAGTTGTAAACCGCCTATTTCTTGAGAAGATGAACCTGTACCGTCAGCATAGATAGCAGAACCCATCTCATTTTTCAATGAAGATTCTAAAACTTTCTTTTTAGCTTCCATTAGGCTAGCTATTCTTTCAGGTCCAGCATTTTGCAAGTTTTCAAGATCACTCATTGTCATTGTTCCTGTCAAAATCTTTTGAGAGAATTCAGCAGAACTTAGAACATCTTGCGGAGTTGTATTATAAGTGTCATACTCGCCTTGCCATTGAACAGTGCCATTTTCAGCATAACTGATTTTTTCTTGAAAGGATTTACCACCAGATTCTTTGATGATATTTCCGTTTTCTTTCATTTTAACAAGTAGAGGATGGTTACCAATAACATTATCGGTAATTTCCTTTCTATAGTTATCTAAAGTAGTAGTCGCTATTTGCGAGATATTAGGATTAGGCATTTTAAAAGTTTATTAATTATTATTAAAAATATAAAAATAAACTTAAAACTATCTACTAACTAACTATTAAAGAGCTTTTCAATGGCAATTCTATTTTTTTCTTTTGCACTCATTGAAGATGTTTCAACTCTATTACTTGATGAAGAATACTTTTTAAGATTTTTAGCTTTTTCAAG